CTAATGATGGATAACTAAGATTAGGTAGTTGTCTAAAATATGATTTTGATGAACCTTGATATGCCATTTTAGTAACCTACACTGCCTGCTGGAGTTTTTTCTTGATCACTTGCAAATATTGGTCTTAATTCAGCAAAGTTTAAACTCATTCTAACTGCAACTGGTTGAGAATCCTGATATGCAGACCAATATCCATTTGGAGCATAATCAACTGCAATTGTTCGTAATGCGAGACCGCCTGGATTAAATCTATTTACAGTGTCTAGTTGATCCATTGGCCCTTGTCCTCTTTTATATTCTAAAGAAAATACATCTGGAGTTTCAAGAAAAGTAGAATTGTTAAATCTAGGAGCCATTCCAGTTTTAAACCAACGAATAATTCTTCTTATTTCATCACCCTCTTCACGACTTCTTGCAATCATAAGAAAATCAAAATTGAAATCTCTTAAAACTGGCCCTTGAAATAAAAGTTCAGCATTTGGATTTAAAACTCTTCCACTAGCTCTTGCTAAAAATTCATTTGTGGAAATTTGTTGACCAACAGCTGTCGATGCCGCTTGTGAAAAAGTCGCACCTCCTATAGCACCTAGAACATCTTTAAAACTACTTGTTCTTCCTTTTCCTTTGAGTTCTTTACCAAGTCCTTTTAATCTCTCTTGTTCCTCTTTTGAGACTCCTAACTGTCCCAATTTACTAAAAGTTCCAATCGCAGCGAGACCTAGAATATTAATTTTACTCTCTCCCCACTCAGCACCATTTGTATCAACCACTTTTGGCATTGGTAGTATGACACTTCCTAATTGTTCCATTCCCAATACACTATCGCCAGCTGAGTTTGTTGTGACATCATCCTTATATCCTTTGATTTTACCTCTTTTATCTCTAATTGGTTCTCCTTTTGTAGTTTGAGTTGTTGCAGGCCTACCAGCTGAAACACTTGTTCTTTCGTATTTGTATTTCTTGATTTTTAGATGATCTTGTTGAGGATCAATATCAAGAGGATAAGCAAAAACCGTTGATTGCACTACTTTTCCTTTTTTAGCATTATTATATCCAGTAAAAGGACTTCCCATACCATAATTTTCTTCCCGATTGGTCGCTATATTGTTTGATTGATTGAGAGGTAGATCTATATCCTGATTATTATTCTTTTTTGTTTTTTGGTCGTAAACTTTATTTAATTCTTCATCTGATGCTTTTGTTATCTGTCCACTTTTACTATTTCCTCCAAACCTGTTGACATTGTAGGCGCTCAAAGCATCCTCAGATGCTGCCACCCTAGCAAATTCGCTACTACTAGGATCGACTGGAGTTTCTTTATATTGTCCATTACGTCCTGATGGTTTAGAGATTCCCTCTAAATTTCCAGCGTCATTAAAGATAAAAACGTATTGTTCTCCATCAATATTATATTTTTTACTTTTCTTTGACATTAGTTTGTGTTGTAAATTCTGTTTCTTGGAACACTAATTCCTCTCATATCAACGAATTTTTCAGTGGGTAGTTGTGCTACGTCTGTCCACTCAGATTCTGGAATACGATATGGTTGACCTCTAACACCAGCATAAACGTATTTATGTAGAGTTCGACGAGGAACTGCAACTGCACCCTGAGCAGAGTTATTTAGTAAGCTCATTGCAAGTTCTTCTCTTTGATTTAATTTGACATAGTGAAGGTTGCATCCAAGAAATCCACCTGACCTCATTTCAATGATATAGGATAGAGGATACATGTCATAATATGGTTGTTTTGTTTGTGCTTGATATGTGAAAAAATATAATTGACCAGCAGCAAATCCACCAGTATCTGCGGCATCATCATCAAAGTTCGTTGACCCAAGTTCTTGAATTAATTGATCACGAAAGTAATCTTCATTTACCTGACCACCAACTCTATCTAGTATATTTTGAAGAATGCTCATCGGATTCCTAATTCTTTTTCAGTCATGATTTTAAACTCTAATTTACGATCATCACAAAATTCTCTTGCAGCTTTCCACTTTGCTTGATTCTTAACGTATGTGATTGATTCATTTATCAATGTTTTTCTTGATTTTCCTTTAGTTGCCTTTGGTTCTAATGTTTCTCTCATGGGTTTGACCTCAATCACTGATCTACGAATATCACCATTTCTATCCTTATATTTAATAAAAAAATCTGGAAAATATCTACGAACACGATTTGTTGTTGGATCTCGGTAAGGTATGAAGAATTCTTCTGATGCCCATTCAAGAACATTTTCATTTAAATCGCAGTAATTCATAAATTTTCTCTCCCATAAAGACCTATAAATAATATTAGATTGATCGCCCTTGTACTTTCGGGGGTTAGAAGGCTTATATATTCCTTTATAGCTCATATATAGTAATAACAACTTAAATTTATTTATCGTGGCATTTCCAGATAGAAAAAGAATATTTACAAAAAGCATGTTCGATGTTAGGGACACTGTTGGTCGGCCATCGATAGATACACTTTTTCAAGTTCATTTTGATTTTGGAAGGCACCCTGTATGGTTAGAAAGTTCCGATGAAGTTCGGAACTTTCCCACAACTGAAAGACGAAAAGGAATATTTAGTGGTGGTGAAAGAGTTCAAGGTTCAACTTTTACAGAAAAAATGTCATTATTATGTGCTGAAGCAGAAATACCAGGCACATCTTTTCAAACAAGTCTCGCTGTAGGTCATCATCAAGGTATTCAAGAGGAGTTTCCAAATCTTAGAACTTTTCCTCCACTTAATATAACATTTTATGTTGATTTAGATCATGTCATACTTGAAGTGTTAGAATCATGGATGACATACATTAATCCAATCAGTGCTAGAGATAAAAGAGTTAGTAATGCATATGGAAGATTTAATTATCCAGAGGATTACAAAGAGACAATTCATGTAACAAAATTTGAAAGAGACTTAAACACCATTGATTTCACTACAAGACTGACAAGTTATGAATTTATCAAAGCTTGGCCAACTAATTTAACATCAATGAGAGTTGCCTATGGTGAGTCAAATGTGTTAAGATGTAGTATACAACTTGCATATGATCGATTTTTTGCAGAATTCAACTACAATGATACTCATGGTGCTGTAACTGAGGATGCTTTTACTTCCTTAAGCACTCTAGAACAAGCGAGAAGAAATAGTCTTCGTGACTCTGAACTTTATGGAAATACTTTTCCATCTAATTCTTTTGGAAAAAAGAAAAGTAAATATAAAACCAGAAAACAAAATAGACATGGTAGATAACCATCCTATATAAAATATTGATTCAACATTATGCCATTACCAACAATCACAACTCCAACTTATGAGTTGAAGATGCCTTCCACAGGTAAAAAAATTAAGTATCGTCCGTTTCTTGTAAAGGAAGAGAAGATTTTGATTTTAGCACTAGAGACAAAAAATCAAAATGAAATTACAAATTCTGTCAAAGATGTATTAAAGAAATGCATTTTAACAAGAGGAATAAAGATTGATGATCTACCAACATTTGATATTGAATATATCTTTTTAAATATTCGTGCTAAATCAATTGGTGAGGATATAAGATTGACTGTGACATGTCCAGATGATAGAAAAACTGAAGTTCCAGTCACAATTTATGTGGATGAAATAGAAGTTGTTAGACCAAAAGATCATACAACTGATATTGTCTTAGATAAAGATTTATCAATCCGTATGAAATATCCTTCATTAAATCAGTTTATTGAGAATAACTTTGAAACAGAAGATGAACCTCAAACAATCGTAGATAAAACTTTTAAATTAGTTGCAGATTGCATTGAAACTGTTTTTACGCAAGATGAGGCATGGGAAGGAAAAGATTACACTTCAGATGAAAGATTAGAATTTATTGAACAATTAAATTCAAAACAATATAAACAAGTTGAGAAATTTTTTGCAACGATGACTAAATTATCTCACACAATTGAAGTGACAAATCCAAATACAAAAAAGAAGAGTAGTATCGTTTTGGAGGGTCTAGCCGATTTTTTCGGTTAAGTATTGCAAGAGAGGATCTTGAATCCTATTATCGAATTAATTTCGCTCTCATGCAATACCATAAATATTCATTAACTGAGATTGAAAATATGATGCCTTGGGAAAGAGAAATTTATTTAGCTCTTTTGAAGGATTATATTGAAAGTGAAAATTTAAAGAGACAACAAGCAGAGGGTGTCCAAAAGTATGGATGAAGAGGAGTTAGGACAATCTAATAAAAAAATTACGATTGATAATTTTTTTGAATCAATCTCATCTATTGATGAGGTGGCTAATCGTGCTCTTCAACAATCTCAAGAAAATTTCAATCTTGTTAGTGTTAACTCAAATCTACTTCAAGGTTTAGAAGAAAGTATTCAGTTGATTGAAAGTGATATTCAACAAATTACTAATTATTTCATAGTTCAACAAGACCAAAGACGAAAACAATTAGAGATAAGAGAGCAAGAATTATCAAAAAGACAGGATATAAGTCAAAAACAAATAGGTGGCAGACTTCAAGATGTGGCGCCATTTGAAAATAGACCTACAAATTTTGGAGATTCTTTACTTCAAGGTGTTGCTGGTTTAGCACAAAACACAATAAGACCTTTCATTGGGCCTGGCGTAATTCTTGGACTGAGTGGTTTATTGGGTTTTAAAGATGGTGGAGAACCACCAATTAATAAACCGTCAATCGTGGGCGAGGAAGGCCCAGAAATTTTTGTACCAAAAACATCAGGAACGATAATTCCAAATAATATTACAAACGAATTAAATACAAATAATATTATAAACGAATCGAATACAAGTAACTTTGCAAACGAATTAAATACAAATAATATTATAAACGAATCGAATACAAAT